TACAGTTAGTGGTTATTACTGAACTAAGGATTCCATTTGTTGTTACAATATTAAATGATTCTGAAACTGAGCACCCGTCTTGATCAACAACATTTATAGTGTAAGATCCAGATGATAAATTATTAAAAGTATAAGAACTATAAGGATAATCAATAACACTTTGCCCATCGCTTAAAATATAATCTAAAACACCAGTATATCCACTACCAACATTAATTGAAACAGAACCATTAGTTAACCCACAGCTTGACCCACTTGTCGTTGCCGTTAAATCAAATTTTTGTGATGAATTAATTGTTATATTATCAGCATAAAAACAATTAGTTCCTGAACCTGATATTATTAGTAAATAATTATCATTACTTAGATTATTAAAGGTATAGAATTGATCTTGTGTTGTAGTTGTAAATACATAATTTGTATTTTGACCAGATAAATTATAACTATAAAACCCTCCTAAACCTTGTAGTTGAACATATATACTTCCATTGTTAGAATTACAATTTGAGTTGGTTACAATAGTATTAACAACATTAAACCCATTTTGTGGTGATACAAATGCATTTAATTGTAGAGGACAAAAATTAGCATCTCTAACGTAAACATCATAAGAACCACTTGGTAAATTATTTAATGTTACGGTATCACCAAAAGTATAACCAACTTGTCCAGTTGCAGCAGAGTAATATATAGGTCTAGTTCCTCCTGTAAATGTATAGGTATATGATCCGTCAGAAGCAAAACAAGAAGGATTAACCGATGTAACTAAACCAACACCAAAAGGTAATGCACTATTTACAAATTCACTTTTAGTTGTTGCACATCCTAAACTATCTGTCACTACACAACTATATGTGCCTAAAGTTAAACCAGTTATTGTTTGTGTTGTTTCACCATTACTCCATAAATAACTAAATGGACCGTTACCTGTAACTCCTGTTACTGAAAGTTTTCCTCCTGTTATGACACATGTTGATGTATCTACTTTCCAAAATCCAAAATCAGGTCCTGTACTAGCACTAATAACAACGTTTTCAGTTTTTGCGGTTGAATATCCGTAATCGTAAATTTCAGCATAATACACACCGCTTGATAGGTTTGTAAATGTATACGGTAATATGTTAGTAGTTTGTAATTGATTAAAGACTGAATCTTTGTATAGTAAAATAGTGTATGGGCTACTAGTTGATGTTGCACTAACTTTAAATTCGCCGTTATCAAATCCGCAAGTTGTACCAGACAAATCGTAAATATTTGCAACAAAACAATCAGATATATCAACATTAAAATATAATTCGTTGTTAGTTGGTCCTGTGGTATCATTTATTCTAAACACATAAGTTCCACCAGTTAACCCAGTATAAGTAAATGGACCATTTCCTGTTTGTGCTGATAATCCGCTACCTAATGGACTAATGGGTGTTATAGTATATGGTAATATACCACCAACACCATTAATTACAACAGTTCCGGTTACCGCCGAACAAATTCCCGTTACTTGAAAATTATAGTTAAACGGCCCTTGATTACAATCTTGAGTACAAGTTGATCCAGAATCAAATAAAATACCTACCGTAGTTCCAGAATATGTTTGGTCAATACATACGCTTTCTAAACCAGGTGATAACCCTGTTTGATTAAATCCACAACAATCAATATAGTTGTAATATCCCCCTAATGTAAATCCACTAATACAAGCCATTATCCACAGTTAATTTGTATATCTATACCAATATTCAGGTATAATGTTTTATTTGTAAAGTCATCATAACAAGTGGAGTTACTTATTATTAAAGTATTTCCCGCAAAATAATAATTAAGTCCAAATTGATATAATTTTTCCAGTTTTTCGTTTATCGCATTCAAAACTTGTGTTGTTGTTGGTAAGTCGTTTGATCCGTAACCTGTAAAAAATTGTTCTTGTACTAATATGTCATTATCTAATCTACAATCAATATACCAATTACTTACAATACTATTTAAATCACATTGGTTGATAGTATAACCATTATTTTTTAAAAAATTCTTCACTACATCGGCTAAAACTTTTTGGTATGACTTATTACTTAATTTACAACTTAGTGTTTGGTCAATACAGTCATAAGCAAATAACTGACCATTATATTCACAAGGTATACAAGCGACAGGTATAAACTGACAACCTCTTTGTCTTCTCCATACAAATTTTTGTCTATGTAAAATAGAGTTTTCCATTTTAGCCCCTGTAAGCCAAAGTGTGGTAGCCGGCACCACCTGTTCTAATAACCTTTGCCAATGATCACCTAAACCTAACGTATAGTCAATCATTTTTTGATATGTAAATTTATTTGATGGTATCCCAACTGTTTGTTCTGATTGTAAATATTTCCAATAAATTGATTGTAGTGTTGGGTAACCTCCCGATTTACCATCATTTATTGTTTGTCTATTTCTTACGTTTATTAAATTATTAAAAAATGTTTGAGCAAATTCAAAAAATGTTTTTTCTTTTGGCTTAGGATTAACAAATGTCCAATCAATATCTCCTGGATATGGATAAGGCGATGTAAGACCTGAATTTGGTATTGGGTAATCGTACTTAACTGACATATCCCAAATATCATAAATTAAACCTTGTCCTACGTTTACATTAAGTTCTATATTTTTAGAATTTAAAACCAATTTATCACTTGATGTTTTATAATCTACACCACCAAAATTAGAATTATTTTTTCTACTTCCAACAGAATCTACCGGCCAAGATTTTTGATTATCAATAACTTTTCTTATTGTATAACCTTGATTCATGAAAGGAAATTTTCTATATCTATCTAAATATTCTTGCCCATAACTATATGGTTGTAATTTTGTAACAACATTTGGGTTGTTTTGATTAAGTTGTGAATTTTCCTCATCTACAACTTGTGGTGATCGATGTTTTGGGTTTTTTTCAAACCAACCAGACCCCTTTTGAAAAAAGTAATCGTCAGTACTTGATGGTGATTTAGGAAATCCATCTTCAGAAATACCATAGTCCGACTCACCAAGAGTGACTTGTTCTACAGTTCCATCTGTTGTGTAACCAGTATATGTTACACCTAAAATTGAAAATGTGTTTGTTGGGTCCAATGCCGGCCTTTCAACATAGACGGTTCCTCCAGATATGTTAGCAAAAGATTCTTTAAATTCATCAACATTAATTTTAGCATCTGCTAAATATATTATTTCGTTAAATTCTGTTATTGCTTCAGGTGCACCTATAAAACGCATAATATATTCTAAAGATTGTCTTGTTCCTTTTGTTTTGAACATATAAGCCGAATTTAATATAACATTTCTATAATATTGATAGTTTAATTCTAATGGTGTTAAAGATTCTGTTTGACCTGAATAAATTCTTTGTTTTGATGTTTGAAATAATGAATTTAAAAGGTCTTCATTATTGATTGGTGAAATATTGGTTTCAATACCTAATGTTTGTGCTAAATTATATAACAACTGAGATGGTATATCATCTTTAGGTATGTAATTAACAGAATTCATAAAGGCTAATGAATCAATAAATTTTTTAACCTCATCAAAACTTCGACCATAAAGTTGTAATATTTTTTCCATTTTTTGATCTTGAGTATCAAATTCTTTCAACGAACCTGTTACCAAAAATCTTGATATTAAATTTGTGCTAAATTCATCTAAATTTTGGCTTATTAAATTTAATTGGTCCAAATAATTATCAAATGTTGATGTTCTAATATCTAAATTCCATAAACCATCCAATAACCATGTTAATTTTTTTTCTTTAGTAACATAATCACCACTATCAGAATATTCTGGATAACTAAAATTTGCGGTATATTTAGGACTTGTATTTGTGTTTAATAAAAACTTTTCAACTTCATCAAAATTATTTTTTAATATTTCTTGAGTTTTAAAATAGTTTGGTTTTATAATTAAGGTATCTGTTGTTGATGTAAGACCTGAAAACGGATCACCAATAACGGTCATATAGATATACCCTTCACCAACCTTTTCTGTTGGTTCAAAATCGACCAATGGGTATTCATTTTCTAAATTATTTACATAAAGTGAAAAATCATTGAAATTGTTGGTCATATTTCTATATGGTGACACTTTCATTGGTCTAACTTCAATATTTCTAGAAGCATTAACACTATAATCAATATCAAATGGATTTCTAGCAAAAGGAGCATTAATTTCTAATGTTGTTAAATCCTCTATCGGGTCATAAACTATATTTGTTGCTGTTAAACCTGTTGTTAACGATAATGTTTTAAAATTTACTTCAAGCGCCGCTGGAAAATAATTAATTATTTTTGTAATTGATGCTGAAATTCTTTTTTGTAATGATCCATATACTGTAAAACTTGTTACTTGTGATATATCAAAATTTGGGTAAACTTGAAAATTTTCTTGTATTAGTTTTTTTGTTTGTAATATGTCAGTAATGTCTAAATTTTCTAAATTATATTTTTTTGAAAATATACCTTGATCGAATTTTCTATTTACCTTTTCATATATTGATGGTGTAAACTCAAAATTTCCCTGCGTTAAACCTCCACCTGTTGTAAGTTGTAACCCTACAATATTACCAAACGGTGTGTCTGAACCTACTGGTGGTGCTGGTGGATATAAAAATTTTTTCTTAGCCATTAACTAATAATATTTGTGAAATTTTTACTAAAATCAATGTTATTATTTCGATCTTGTCTAACTTCATAAAGTAACTCATTAAAGTTATCTCTAATTTCAAACAAGTTATATTGTTTATATATATTACCCGCAGTATCATAAAGTGTATAGATACCATCTTCAATACTTTTAGTTTGATTACCGTAAAGTGCAATTGCCAATGTATCTATATCATGTTCAGCCATTTGAATATCGATTGTAATTGGATTAAAAAAAGTATTTGTTATTATTATATTTTGGTTAGGTTGACCAATAAACGGTATGGCGGTTGGTTTATTAGTTGGTGAGGATGATGGTGATAATGTTACAAATATTAAATCTGTTGGGTTATCGACATATCTATATCTAATTGCTTTTTGTGATGTATTTGTTTGATCACTTATAACTGGTTCGCAATAAAAAGATGAAGTAGCAATTCTAAAAAAGTTTGGTATTTTTGTCCCGTCATCATTTAGATATTCAAACCTATAACCAACTAAACCTTGGTTAACAAATTTATTTCTAAATTGTGAAGGGACCTGATTAATATCTATTATCAACCCTTTTACATTTGGTAATGATGATAATACTCCACAATCTAAAATTGTAGTTCTAATTTCAGCAGGTCTTATCATTAATGTGTAAATACCTTTTTTATTAAACTCACTTGTTGGTAATTTTAAATTATATAATCCACCTAATATTTCTACATCAGCATTTCCTCCAGTATTTGCATTATGAAAATAAGGTGTTAAAATATTTGCAGTATTTAATTTTTTTAAAGTAAAATTATCAGTAGTATCCCTAGATTCCGTATAATGAAGAATAATATCAACATCTTCAGGTGATACATCAGCCGGTCTTACAATTCCATATGTGCCAAGTGCCATTTTTTTATTTTATAAATAGTTTATGTCGTTTTTTTATACAGTATTAATTTTATAATAGTTATAACCATATCTAACTAAATCTCCAATGTTATCAATTTCACCTAGTCTTTGTAGTGGTTCAAAAGCACTATATTTACCTCTTTCAATATAAACATTACTTTGAACTTCGGGATCATATACAAAATCCAATAATCTTTCATCTTTTGTAATCGCACTTAATATTATATTATCAATTGTAAATCCAGAACTATCGGCCAAATATAATGTGTTACCATTTGTAAAATCAAAATATTTTATACCATTTATGGTGTATTCAGTATAGTCAGGAGTTATATCATCAACTTGTCCATACAATTGGTTATTTTTAAAAAATGGGTAACCAATGGTATATGGTATAGGTCCATATCTTTTAAGGTTTAATAATTTTGAAGTTGTAAAACCAGAAACGGGAAACGGTATTTGTGTATATGTGCTAGATATTTGTGATTGATAATTATTTTGTGAATCTCCAGTAAAAATAAAATCATAAGTTGTTGGTATTCCTGACCAATTTCCTCCTTGTGGTGTAAATGTTACAGTCCCTTCTAAATTTGATATTGTAACATTTGTTGATGGTAAAAATATTTGTTTTTGTATTACTGTTGTTCCCCAACTATTAACCCCTGAAAATGAAATTGTGTAAACATCTGGCGTTGTTTGATAACTATGCATTAATGGTTGGTTTGTTATTTGATCTATTGTTGTGTTATCACCCCAATCAACATAAAAACTACTAAATGATAAATAAGAAATTGTTAAATCACCAGATGTATTATAAACATAAATATTATAAGGGTTATTGGTATCGGCAGAATATAAAAAGTTTGTAATAACATCTTTTTGTAATAAGTCTCCATCAAAAACACTATAAAAACCTAAATCATTTATTGATTGAGTAAACATTATTGGTATTGTTAATCCAGTCAACAATGATGAACCATTTGTTCCTCCACTTAAAATTTCAGAGATACCAGAATATACACCAAAAGTATTCAATCCACTATCACCACTAAAATTTTCAGTAACAATACTATTTTTTAAAACTTCAGGAGAAATTACTATACTATACCTTATTTCATTCATTATGGATTAACATATTCATACCATTTTATTGGGTTTGCGTTGTCCCCTACTCTAACTAATACCGGTTGTTGTCCAACTTGTGGTATTTCTTTAAAAATTTCATATTCATAATTAGTATAATCTAATACAACCTTATAATAGAAATAAATGCTTTTATCAAAATTAAATTTATCTGAACCATTAAAACTCGATTGTGGTTCATTCATTAAACGTATAAATTGACCAGTTTTACCGTTATAAAACTTTGCAGTCATATAAAAATTATTTATATTTATATAATCACGTTCTTTAAGCCAATAAAAAAAGAACCCTTTTTTATCGGCACCTACATAATCTAAAATAAAATAAGGTCTTTTTATGTCTACAGTTTGTGGTCCATTACCTATTGGTACATTTATATTTGTTCCTTGTTGTGTTGGTATTATAACACTAAAATATGCTCTTTGATTTTCGTTTGTATTAGTATCATAAAAATCCAATTTAAAAAAACTATTTTTAAACGAATTTGCAAAATAATAAACTTCGCTGTTTGTGAATGTTTGATTTTCATATAAATCAGACCATGCTGATGATGTTGCAGCTGAAATACTATTATTATAATTAAAAAAAGAAAATTGATAATTAACCTCAGTTACACTTGGGTTTGTGGGGTATGGTGCATTTGCAAATCTCGTAGTTTCAAAATCATCAATACCATTAATAATTTCTGTTAAGACATCATTTTCAAAGTTTACAATACCGTCTTCTCTTCCTAAATTATCAAATGCAATTTGAACGGGTATATTAATGAACCGTTCATTTGGTGAAACACTATATCTAAAATAATTATTATTCACAGTTATCGTCAGTTAAAGGTTTTATTATTAAAGATTGTAGATTTATATCTCTTTTAACAGGATATTGTAAAAATATTAAATTAGTAAAAGGATAATGACTACCATTTATAAATGGGTAATCAACACCCAAACCTTCCCCATCGATGTAACCGTATGTGTAAAGATCTCTCCAATACCAAACATCATCATATTCACTATACCAAGAATATCCAGGTATATTGTCCACTAAATCTTTAGATCCACTTTCGATATAATCACTAAATTGTTTTATTTTTATACTGTTATGTGGAACATATAAATAACCAAAAGGTAAGTTTGTTGCTGCGTTATTACTAAATATTTGGTCATTAAATGAATATTTATGAACCATTTTTGATAAAACATATTCTTTTTGTTCATAATAATTATATTCACAAAAATCACCTTTTATAACATCATTAACATTTAAGTATTCGTTATAATAAAAAGTTTGATTATTAGCTATATAAGAATTTACAGGTATATTGTCTTTATTAATGGCAGAAGTTTTGTCCCACCAGTTATCAATAGAATTATTTAAAAAATTAAATTCCCACCCTATATCTAAACCAGTTGGTTGTGAGTTTTGGTTAGGATATGGTTTATTAAACCAACCCATATAACCTCTTTCAATTAATGTTAAAAAAAGTTCAGTTATTGGTTTTCCATTATTATCCATTAAACCATCAATTGAAACATCACTATCAAACGTATATGAAAAACTTTGTGTTCCATCTTTAACTGATATTCTTTCAATTTGATTTGGCGTTAATGCTGAGTATTCAACTTTTCTTTTTACAAAAAATGGATTGTTTTCAAAACCAGCTTTTGAAATATTGCAACTTTCAGGTGTTTTTAATATTTTATGTAATCTAACATAATAAATTGATTTTGTTTCTGCCGAATTTGATATATTTGTAATTCTCTTTAAGGTTCCGTAAGTTCCTGTTTGTATGTCTGTTGAATTAAATTTTAAATCATATATTGCAAAAACATTTTCTTCAGATCTATATGTTTCATCACCTAATGAATAAACAATAAAAGTATTTTTATTATTAATTGGTGTTGATAGTTCAACGTAATCTCCAACCTGTAAGTTATGGTTTGTGGCACAATAAAAATAAACTAAACTTTTTCCGTTAAATTGACCTGAATTAATAACATATGGTATACCGTCACCACAAATAAAATTACTATTCGTTACATTAAATTTTTCATTTGTGTATGACATTGTTTGTGCTGTTGTACTAGAAAAAGCATATGAAATATAAAAAGACCAATTGTATGTTGATGCACTTTTATTTATAAACGGTATGTGGTTTGGTATTCCTTCATTTCTACTAATCGCAAATTCATTATATTGTGGGTAACCTTCCCACGCTAAAGATGGGTTGTTTAATGATGTAATGGCGTTTTGTAAAGGATTTGTATAATATAAATTTAATTTATAAGGTGAATAACTAGTTTTTCCTGAAACATCATTATTTATGATATTAGTTATTTTACCTGCGATTCTAAATTTATTACTACTTTGTCTTTCATTGTCAAAAATGGTTTGTTGGTCTACTAATATAGTTCTATCACCCTCAACAAATTCTCTTTGGTCTGAAGTTAATGGTGGTTGTATCCAAACACCTTTATTTTCATTTGCCGCAAATCTTTTAGATCCTAAAACTACTCTTATTTCACTTTGGTTAGACATCTTGATTTAAAAAATATTTAGTTATATATCTGTTAATAGCACTTTTCCCTTTTCTTAATCCAAAATAAAAATGATAAGGAGCTCCGACAATAAATGAACTTGATTGAGATGATGGCCACGTACTTATTGGGTTACCTGTTGGGTCTGAATTATAAATATAACCTTTTTGTCCCGTATTAGAATTATTAAAATAAGGTGACAATGCTGGTGGTGCTGGTAATCCAAAATTTAGATCTTGATATTTTTGTGAATAATATGGAGGTGCCGTTACCCAATCATTAGTGTCACTACCAAAAATAGTTGTTTGATTATCATTTTTCCATTTATAAACCGGTACTTCTTGTGATTTTGGAAACCCATAATAATTAAATAATGGTGGTGTTGTTGAAAAAGTAACAACGCCTGGGCTTATTAATTTTCTATTTTCAGTATTTGATGAAAAGAAAATGCCAACAAGAGCATCTCCTGTTGTTTGAACAAATAAATCATTATCACCATAATTATCATCACTAAACGGTTCTACACCATATTCTGAATTAATACTAAACATTTGTGTAATATCACCATCTAACCTATCTTCACTTCTAGAAAATAATTTATTTATTGAAGCATCTCCAGCATTAAATAATGAACTTAACCAATTTGAGTTCATCAATCTAGATATGATTGCTAACTGCAAGATATCCGCAGTATCATTAAATGAAGACGATTTAACTGTATCAACAATATATCCTTGAAATGCACTATTATTACATATTTCACTAATAAATTCATCTCTAGGTCCTAAATCCATTATAGTTGTAGGAAAAAATAAGTTTCTGTCGTTAGTTCCTTTAAAATTTGGTGTTGTATAAGTATTTGGGTTACTGTAAGTTGATTGTTGTAGAACTTGCCCAACAAAGTTATTTCCATCATATGGTGATGATCTGTAAAAAAATGAGTTTGTTGTGTTTTCAGTATAAAAAATCGGACCTTGTCCTTGTCTGTATATATTGTCAAATGTACCACAAAACTTATATTTTTTTGGTTGCCCTACAATATCAAAAATAGTTTGTTTTTTAAATGAAAACATATATAAAACACCATTAACCCAATTGTTTTGAAATACATGTGAGAACACACCTCTACATGCACCAAACATAAATCTAAATCTTGTTTTCCATTCTAAAAAATTTTGTATATCTCTACCAATACCAACAACATATGGTTTTTGAACTAAACGATAACAACCACCACTTATTCTAACAGGATCTTCATTATCAGGACATGGACTTAACACTTGAACAGTAGGATCCCCATTACTGTCTGTAGTACTTTGATAACATTTTAGTGGAACCATTCCTTCACAACTAAAAGAACCAAGAACAGCATCTGTGAAACTTGGGGTATCTCCAGATATATCTTGAGAATTATTAGTTGAGTCAGTTGCGGTGCTACTAGTGTTTACTGTTGGAACTGATTCGGCGCCATTAACAATATAGCTAACAAATTTTTCATTTTGGTGTAAAGCATAACAATCGACACCCACATTTTGTGTTATATCTGACGTCGGTAATCTATCGGTTCTTAAAACAAGTTTTGCGTTATTAACGGTTTGTCCCCAATGTGTAAACGTTCCATTATTAATTGTAACCGAAAGTATGTTATTTGTTGTAACATAAGCTGGTGAATATAGTTTAGCATTGATCGAAGTAATACTACTTTGGCTATCACATGCTTGTGTTGAAGTACCTAAATATGATCCACCCTCTACATTACCTTGTCTTTCACTATTTACTGTTGGTGTACCTAATCTATAAAATATCTCGTTTGGTGTTGATGTGTTATCATCAACATCTCCACCTAAATATGTATTAGGATGTTCTTTGTCTAAAGATGAATAATATTGAATAGTATTTGTTGTAACGGCAGAAAAATTACTAACAACAAAATCATATGGTGGATGATATAATGAGGACGTTGCGTAAGGTGCTGTGGTTGTTAAATGTGATTCAGGTGATTTATCATTTACTATACCAGCAGCTCCTGTTGGTTTTTGAATTGGTATATTCATAAAGAAATTACCGGTAACCGATACTTGATTGTTAAAAGATGAAAAACCAAATAACCTTGATAAATCGTATTTAATATTTTGTTTTTTAGTCCATACGTCAACACCTTTTACTAAAAATAAAACACTTAAATTTTGCCAATCATTTATTAAAGTGAAAGGGTTTACATTTTGTGATACAGTATTACTACTACCATCTGGCCAATAACATATTTCTTGAATGGTACTAATCATATACCTTCTTAATATACTATCATATGTGTTTGGTTGTGACGATGCAATATTTAATGCTTGTTGTGCTGTCATTCCAGTGATTACTTGAAAATATTCTACACCTGTTTTAAACTTATATTCTGAAACCAAACTATCACCAGTTAAATAAACTGTAGTTGATTGTTCAGTTGCGTTTGTATTAATATACTTTAACTGAACACCGAATGTACCATTACTTGATGTTCCTGTTATAGAATTACTTCCAAATTGATTTTCTATAGTTACACCTGTTAAATTTGGGTCATTTATGTTATTAATATCATTAAAAGACACAACTGTCCCTGATTGATATTGATTAATTATATCATTATTACATAATAATATTAATACATTATCAGTAAAAGATCCAGAAGCCGGAGTTCCTGGATTAACTACCGTTGTTTGAATTATATTTGGAGCAACCGAATCAAAATATCTTGTTCTTAAATTCATTAAATTTAATGAATGTGAAAGTGTAATGGTTTTTTGTCTAAAAAATCTTTCTGTCGGTGAATACTTCCAAACAATAGGAACCCCAAAAAGAGAACTTCCATATTGTTGATATCCAGCAATCGCATATCTTACACCATATTGGTCTGCAATATATTTTTCTTGTTTGTTTGTTCCGTAGTCATCTTCTTCAATATTATCGGGATTAAAAGATGACCATGTGATGACAGTGTTGACAGGTGCTAAAAACCCACTAGCACCTCTACTATAAATTGTATAATCACCTACTTGATTATTACCTCCTTGTCCACCTCCAAAAGCATTTCCTGATATTTCATCCGTTTCTAAGTCAGGAGAATCGCAAGGACATGCTTCACAATCAGGAAAAGACATCATTGGTAAATTAATTCCTTTAAACTTAGCATCTTTTATTGCGTCCCATTTTTTAATAATTAACGCCGTATATAAAGATAAAGCAGTTGCAAATACAATAGTTGCTAATCCATTAAGAATAGCTAAACCAATCGCCGGCCAAGCAGATACTGCACCAATGCCAAAATATATAGCAAAATAACCCAATAATCCAGCAATAAAAACAACCAACACCCATTTAAGAATTGGAAATAAAAATGCAATAATGTGAATTAATGGAATTAACGCAATCATTATAGGACTAAAAATAGTGACCATCAAATTAAATAAGAAAAATAAAAAATCAAAATTTCTTACACCGTCATTTACTGGAAATCTATTATTTGTTGTTGCACATGCTCTATCAGTTATTTCTTTTATACCTAAATGTCTACTTCTATTATAACCCCACTTCCATCTGTCGATAAAATTTGCAATTGTATATACTTTATTATAATTAAATTCATAAAAAAAATCTTCACAATTAATTGCTGCTTGTGGGTCAACATAATCATTCCAATCTAAACTAAAGGCATATGATTTTAATTGTTGTGTTTGATTTACTGATGAAAATAAACCATTACTATTCCATCCATATTCTCTAATGTTTGGAACTAAGTAATCGGCTCTTAATATATCATTATTTAAACCATCCTCATTTTGATATTGTATTCTAAATCTATATTTACCCTTTGTTGGTATACCTATATTTGGGTCGTTTGAGATAACTTGATTTCCAAATTCATCTGTTACCACATAATCCAAATTCATCGGAACCTCAACCAACCATGTTCCGTCGTCATCAATTACATTTCCACCTTCAGGTAATAAAAATTGTTCAAGTATTGGTAAACCTGTAGAATCATAATTAATTGTTTGTCTGATTGCCAAAATTTTACCTGAAGCCGTTGTCATATCACAAAGGTTTCCTGTATTTTTTTTGGGTTTACAATTTGATTTTAAAAAATCTTCTTCGGTTGATGAAACTAATGACCCCATAAAAATTGCTTGCGGTTTAATTTCAATACCTAAATCTCTTAAATCAAAATCAACTCTTGTAATGCCAATTTCACATATTTCATTTTCACCCCAAAAAGAAGTAACGTTTATTTCTTTTTTTTGATTAACTATTTGTGGTAATGAATCAATATCTGTTGATGACTTAAATTGAGGCCCATTAAATTGTCCTGCAGAACCAATACCCAATCTTATCAAATCAGATGGTGATAATGAAAAACATCCAATGTTTGATAGGTCCAAATCCATCATAACAACTTGTGATCCTAAAGGAACTCCGATGATCATAAAATCACCACTTTCATTTGTTTTTACAGTGTATTTATAATATTTTTCGTAAACCTCTAATACCTCTCTTCTTGTTAAAACATCTTCTCTATCAGGAAAAGTTCCGGTTGGTGTGTGTCCTTGGTATTCTTGTTTGTATGGTAATAGGTTATACCTATAACCATCTTCATTTTTTTGTGTAATATTTTTATACGGATATAATGTAGATATTACAGGATCATTTTCATCTTCAGTAGAAAGTGGAACAAAAACGGACACGTTAACGTTTGGTATACCATAACCACCGTTTGTTATAACTCTACCGGCAACAACACCGTAATCGGCACAAAACCTAGTATAAACATCGTCTTGTCTTAACTTTAAGGATAATATCTCCAAAAAGTCAAAATCTTGGTTTATATTAATTCTTATGTTTTTATCGTCACCAGGTGTGGTTCTTATCCTATATGTTTTGGTCATTATCCCTTTTAAAAATAAATAGTTATTTTAGTCTTTTTACAAAAACTAAACGTCATTTAAAAAAAATAAAGGATTTAAGAAAAGTCTACCGTTCTAAGTTGTTTAACTCTAACATTAATATCTCTAGAATCAAATCTTATTTGATATATTTGATCAGGTTCGGCAAATATGGTATCATCAATTAATTCAATCTCTTTTGTTTCTTTATCTATGTATCTTTGTGAAGTTTCAGATGATGAATATTGACCACCAACTTTATTATAGATTTTTAAATCAGAAAGTGTTATTACACCAGCACAGTTTTGTATTAATTTTCTAATGTCAGAAACATTTAAATTTTGTCCTAAATCTCTACTTGTTGGTTGCATATATGTTGAAATTTTATCAATAACATCTGTAATAATTTGAGTTTGTGATGTGTTATTTTCAATAACAATTGAAACTTCAATTTCTAAATCAATTACCTTTGCAACATCAATAGAGATGTAATCATTAACCATTCTATATTTTGAAAGGTAAGTGGCTAAATTTTGTTTTAACGCGTTAGGCACAAGTTGTGTTAAATTACCATCTGAATCATATGATAAAATCTGAACAACAACTTTATTATTATTTTCAGTTATTGCAACTTTTGCTGGTGCACCAAACTTACCTGGCATTGTATCAATTAAAGATTTATAATCATTAACAGTTACTGCTCGTTTTTGTGCAGCAAAATTAAAACTAACCATATTTCTAACTTCTTCGGTTGTTGGTGGATTTGCCCCTCCAACTGCAGATGTCACGTTATTAACTTTTAATGATCTTACAACATTTGAGTTTATAATATCTGACGGACCGTTTACTGCTAAATCAACAGTACCAATTTGATTTATTGATCCAACACCAACGTTAGATGAAATACCACCTCCAATTCTATATTGAACAAAAAGTGTTGTATTTGGTGTTACCGTTAAACCTAAACCGATGTTATTTTGATAATTTTGTAACTCTAATGGAACTCCAAGTCTAGCAAAATTTTGTAATTGTTGGTTTGGTGTTGTGGTTCCTCCACCAAATTGAATTTTCATGTAACCTTCCGGTGTATATTCAGTTATGAATCTATTGTCAGTTTTTAAATACCTTCCAACTTTTAAACCCGCTAAATCTGTAGGTTTTGTTGTATCTTCAATAAAAACGGTATCTTCAGCCAATGCATCGACCTCATACCATTTATTTTGTGAGGTAACAAAATCAGATGATGGTGGTGTTGATTGATATTGTGTTCCATCTTTTTGAATAATAGATGTAACACTTAAAACATTTTTTTCAGGTAAAAAGAAATTAAAAAATGGAACAACCTCATTTGGATTAATTACTCTTTTAAAAACTTTTGTGACTCCATTAACTGCAACCTCTCTTTTAGTTATTATGTAACCAGTTATTTTATTGTTATTATCAAAAATTGGTATTTTAGTTCTATTAACAAAACCTTCATTATTATATTGTGTTGAAAAATCTATATCATAAACCGTTTCAAAAGTTGTTCCTCCACCATTAAATTGAGCTCCTGATCTTAATATTCCTAAATATCTTGTATCTTCACTATCACCAAAAGCCGGAACTTGTATTGATACATCAATTAATGCAACTGATGGTCTAAATCCAGGTATTTTTAACCCGTATGTTCTTGCTATATTATAAATTGATGATCTTTGTTGAGCATATTGTAAAACTGTTTCTTGAATACTTCTATCAATATGAAAATGTAAATTGTCTCCGATAGCGGCGTTTAAATCCATCAATACGGAAAATATTGAAGCATCATTAAAATTTTGAATAACTTCGGGGTAATATTGTTGTGCGTAGTTAATTAAATCCTGTCTAAGACTTTCAAAATCCCTACTAGTGTAATTTATTCTATTTGTTGCCATATTAGATGTTAATTATTATAAATTCTCTTGAACCAAAAGAACTATTATTATTGGTATAATCAATTCTTAATTTTGCGGTATATTCATATGTTTCTGAACCCGGTATTTTATATATATCATTTTGACCCAATTGTTCATAATTTATTTCACCGGGTGCTTCATCAGATTGTAAATATGGTGTTACTGATATATTATTTACTATTAGATTTGGTATATATTTATCTACTTGTTCTTGTATTTCGGCCTTTATTCCTTCAAATGTTTCACCATCTAAAGGATCGAATATAAATTCATAAATTCGTGTTCCAAAGTCGGGTAGAAAATACCTACTACCTTTTCTTGTTAAAATTAAATGTAATAAGTTTGATCTTATTTCCTCGTCAGTTGTTTCTGATAATGAAAAATAATAACCTTTTGGGTTGTTTCTAAAAGGAAAATTTATACCATATGTTGTTCCATCTGCCATATTAGATAAATATAGTGCTGGTAATTTTTATATAAATAAAAAACCCACCTTAATTGGTGGGTTAAAATTTATGATGAACATCCAAAACATTCAAATGGACTATCGGTTGGTTTTTGTGGTAAATTAATTTCATTTAATTTGACTGTAGGTTTTTCATATTTTGGTTTTTCAATTTTAGATATATCAACGGCTAAATGTTTTGCCCCTGTTGATATTGCTTTAGTTCTAACATAGTAACATAAAGTTTTTAAACCTTTTTCCCATGAATGAAAATGTGATGAAGTAATTTTGGACAATGTTGGATTACTCATATATATGTTCATTGATTGTGATTGATCAATAAATGGTGCTCGGTCGGCGGCCATATCAATTAATTCTCTTTGTGAGATTTCCCAAATTGTTTTATATTTTTGTATTAAATGTTCAATCCTTTTAACCTTTTTATTATAATTTTTATCTTCAGCATCCAAATAATTATTGAAGTTAATATTTTGAATCGATCCTTCGTTTAGAATTATTTCATTTTTTATATCCTCAGACCAAATACCCAATTTTTCAAAATCATTAATTAAGTACTTGTTTACAATCATAATTTCACCACCAACAACTCTTCTATTAAAAATTGCTGAATGTGCAGGTTCTGTCATTTCATATGAACCGGTAATTTTAGCAGAACTAGCAACAGGCATTTGTGCGGTAAATAGTGAATTACATACACCATGTTCTGAAACACTTTTCTTTAATTCATTCCAATCCCACATTCCTGAAAGTTGATTTTCATTTAATCCCCACATATCAAATTGAAATGCCCCTTGTGACATTGGTGACCCATTAAAAAATGTATATGGTTTATATTCACCGTTAATACATAACTGGTTGCTTTCATAAATGGCACCATAATAAATTGTTTCAAAAATTTCTTTATTTAATTTACGAGCTTCTTCAGATGTAAAAATATAATCCATTAAATAAAAAACATCAGCCAAACCTTGTGTTCCTATTGCAATAGCTCTTTGTTCTAATCCACCTTTTAATCCTTTTTTAGTTGAATAATTATTAATATCAATAACTTTATTTAAAGATCTAACAACTTTACGAACTTCACTAAACAATAATTCATGATTGAATTTTCCGTTTTGAATAAAGTTTTTTAATACAATGGATGAAAGAGTACAAATTGCAGTTGTTGTTTCGTCTGTATATTGGTAAATTTCATTACACAAATTTGACTGCTTAATTACACCAATATTTTGATGATTAGTTTTTTTGTTTGCACTATCTTTAGAACATAAATAAGGAACCCCAGTTTCAACTTGCGATTCAATTATTTTAGACCACACGTCTTGAGCTTTAACTTTTTTACCTAAACCTAATGAAACAGCCTTTTTATAATTTGTTTCATATTCGTCACCATAACATTCTTGTAATGGTTTTATACCCGCTTTAATAATATCATTAGGACAAAAAAGATACCAATCATCATTATTTTTTACAGCTCTCATAAAATTATCAGGAATCCAAAGTGCGGTAAATAAATCCCTAGCTCTAAGTTCTTCAGCACCTGTATTCTTTTTTATATCTAATAAATCAAAAATATCTTTATGCCATGGTTCTAAATAAATGGCGGCACTTCCAGGTCTTCTTCCTTGTTGATTAAAAAATCTTAATGATTCGTTTACAATTTTTAAATACTTTAATAATCCACCAGCAAAACCTCCCGAAGTTGTTATTCTACTTTCTTTACTACGAATGTTAGACATCGATAATCCAATACCAGCAGCATCAGAAGAAAAAGTCGATATATCATTCAACGTATCTAATAAACCTTGTCTAGAATCTGAATTATTATAATGTAAAACACAAGAAGCAAGTTGAGGAACTTTGGTTCCAGAATTAATCATAATAGGGGTTGCCTTTGAAATAAGTTGATTAGATAATGATTTATAATAATCTACGGCTTCTGAAAAACTATTAGTTACCCATAGTGCAACTCTCATATACATATGTTGGGGTCTTTCAATAACCCTACCATTTGGTCTTTTTAATAGATACATTTCTTGTAATGATCTCCAAGCAAAATAATCAAAATTATAATCTTTTTCGTGTTCAATAATATTATCTATTATTTCTTCACCATAATTTTGAATGGTCTCAATTAATTTTTCATGTATTACACCATCTTCATATAAGAGTTTCATTGTTTGTGAAAAACTATCATTTGTCTCTTTATGATATGATGAAATCGCAACAGATGACGCTAAACGAGAATAGTCATGATGACTACCAGTATATGCTGCGGCAATTTCATAAATTAATTTATCTAAATCTTTTGTTGTTATTTCACCCTCAGTTGGGACTGATGTAATAACTTTTATAAAGATTTCATCAGAGTTAACACTTAAACCTTTTGCTGCTCGTTTAACTCTATTATAAATTTTTTGGGGGTTAAATGATGCTGAGTCCCCTCCTCTTTTTAATATTTTTAATGACATAATGTATAAATTTAAAAATCTTCAGTGAATGATATAGTTTCGTTTAATTTTGCTTTTTGATATTCCATAGTCCTTGATTCAAAAAAGTTTCCTTTGGTTTCAACAGCAATTTGCTCCATGAACTTAAATGGTTGTTCAACATTAAACTCTTTACTACATCCCATTTTTACCAATAACCCATCAACCACAAATTCCAAATATTGTTTCATTAAATTAGAATTCATACCAATTAAAGAAATAGGTAAAGATTCGGTAATAAATTCTTTTTCAATTTCAAGTGCCGATAATAAAATTTCTTTAATTCTTTTTTCTGATGGTTTATTTTCACAATGATTATTTAACAAATGAATAGCAAAATCACAATGTAAATTTTCATCTTTAAAAATCAATGAATTAGCGTTACATAAACCTTGCATGATACCTCTTGATTTTAACCAAAATATTGAACAAAATGAACCTGAAAAAAATATACCTTCAACAGCGGCAAATGCTACTAACCTTTCTTGAAAAGATGCATTTTCAATCCAATCTAACGCCCATTTAGCTTTTTTCTGAACCGCAGGTAATCTATCAATTGCATTAAAACATTCGTCTTTTTCTTTTGGGTTATTAATATAAGTGTCAATCAATAACGAATACATTAGAGAATGTATATTTTCCATTGCTAATTGAAAACCATAAAAGAATTTAGCTTCAGGATATTGAACTTCCCTATAAAAGTTTTCGGCCAAATTTTCATTTACAATTCCATCTGATGCCGCAAAAAATGATAAAACATTTTTAATAAAATATTTTTCATTATCTGTTAATGTTTCCCAATCTCTAATATCATTTGTTAAATCAACTTCTTCTGCGGTCCAAAAGGCTGCTTGGTGTTGTTTATAAAATTCCCATATATCATTATGTTCGATTGGGAATATAACAAATCGAGAGGGGTTAATTTTTAAAATTTTTTCCATAATTATTCTGATTTTTCTTGTTCTTTTTGTTTTTTTCTTTCTAACAGTTCTTTTATTCTGTTACGATTTTTTTCTTCCTTTTGTTCTTCATGACCTAAGAACGTCACACTTTGTTCGGTATCAATTTCAAGCATTCCATTATCAAACTTACAGTTTTCAAATATAATACCGTCCTTTCCAATTCTTGATTTTGTAATTGC